CTCAACAGCTACACCGCCAATGGGTTTTATCACCAAAACTCTAACTCTAGCGCGACGAGCGGTTCCAACTACCCCGTAAATGCAGCCGGAATGCTGACCGTCACGTCAGACGGCTTAATGGTTTATCAGACCTATCACCAGTACAACGGCAATGCGTACTACCACCGCAGTTACTACAACGGTACTTGGTATGCGTGGCGTAAAGTCTGGACGGACGGAAACGACGGCACCGGCTCTGGGCTGGATGCTGATCTGTTGGATGGTCAGCAAGGTAGCTATTACAACCAATCACAGTTCACAGGCTCTGCGTTTACCTCTCGCAATAGTAGCAACCCAATTGCAATAGACAGCGTCACCACCAACATGGTCGGCTATGTGAATAGCTCCTCTGCTGCCGGGTACTCCGATGGCGCAGGGTTTTCTGCCGCGTATAGCAGTTCTTGGGTAGGGCAGTTATTTGTAGACTTTCGGACAGGAAAACTCTCTACAAGGGGCAAAAATAGCGGAACGTGGCAAGCTCATAGATTCATGTGGGATAACCTCAACGACGGCTCAGGCTCTGGTCTAGACGCTGATACTGTTGATGGTATTCAAGGCGCTTCATTCCTTCGTAGTGACGCTACTGATACTGCTTCTGGTAGTGTCAGTCTTAGAGCAGGTGGATCGCATCTTGGAAATCACGAGTTTGCTTCTGCAAGCAGTAGCACAACAGGTTATAGCGATGCTGGTATTGAAATAAGAGAAGGTGCATATGGCGCCACTTCTGGGTATTCCGCCCCAAGGCTTGGTTTTCACTGGGGCGGGGTAGTCGCTTCAAATATATCTATAGATACAGCGGGCGCTATACTAATAAGGAATAATCCCGGAACAGGCTATGAAAATCTTAGAGCAAATAATATATATGCTAACGGTACAAATGTAGTTTGGCACACAGGCAATGACGGCTCAGGTTCTGGGTTAGATGCTGATTTGTTGGATGGCCTGCATTCTACTAGCTTTGCGTCAAGCACATTTAATGTGGCAGGCGGTGCGTCTAACTCCGACCCTAACTCTAGGACTGATTCACATTTTTTAACCAATAACGGTAACGCACCGTTTGGCGGCATTTATTCACACATCCAAAACCATTGGTGGAGTAGCGTCGGGGGCAATGTTGCTCAACACGCAACAACATATAACGGATCTACATCCAGATTTGCTGTCAGGCACCGATATAGCGGCACTTGGACGCCTTGGTCTGTAGCATGGACTAACAACAATGACGGCTCTGGTAGTGGGTTAGACGCTGATCTGTTAGACGGCTACCACGCCAGCACTACTCGTAACGCGGCAAACACAATCCCAATCCGTGATGGCAATGGTTACGCGAACTTTGGCTGGATTAACACCACCAGCGGTGCCACGACAGGCACCATCAGCAGGATTTACGCGAGTAACGACGCTTACATCAGATACGTCACACCAGCTACATTCCGCGACCAAATAATTAGCGGTCAAACTATTAACGAAATCTACAATAACGGGTGGTATCGTACAAACGGCTCAAAAGGCTGGTACAACCAGTCTTACGGCGGCGGTCTCTACATGGTGGATACCACATGGGTGCGTGTGTACAACGGCAAGCGTTTTTATGTGCCAAATGAAATAGCCGCAACAGGCAACGTCACCGCCTACTACTCTGACGAGCGCCTTAAAACTAAAACAGGCTCCATTGAGAACGCACTTCAGAAGGTGCAAAGCCTCGAAGGCTTCACCTACGTCGAGAATGATCTAGCTAAGTCAGTCGGGTACAGCAACGACAAGCAGCAGGTAGGTGTGTCAGCGCAGCAGGTACAGTCTGTACTTCCTGAAGCCGTATCCCTCGCGCCATTCGACTACGAAACCAATGAAGAAACTGGCGAGATCACAAGCAAGAGCGGAGAAGAGTACCTCACGGTTGATTACTCCAGACTCGTGCCCCTTCTTATTGAATCAATAAAAGAACTTAAAACCGAGGTCGATGACCTCAAAGAACAATTGAGGACAAAATAATGTCAGAAGTCGTAATGGAAGAGATCGTAACCCCGCAAGCCTGCCCCGTAACCTATGAACTTTTAGAAGAATTCACCGGCACTCGCACCAACGAAATGCCCGACATGGAGAACGAGGGCGAGACGATAAGCGAGGAGTCACCCTGCTCTGACATTAGGGTTCGCTTCACGGATGGCACCATCACCCACGAGCGCAACGTCAATGTCTGCCGTGACTCTGAGGGCAACTACGACCACGAGGCTACACTTGAGCGCGTCGAGGAGAACTGCATGGGTGTTGCCAACAAGATTGCGGTTGGCGTGATTAGCTAATGACCCTGCAAACCTCTGGCGCAATATCACTCAGCCAAGTGCAGTCTGAGTTCGGCGGAAGCAACCCGGTCTCAATGTCGGAGTACTATCGTGGGGGGAGCTATGTCCCGACAACCGGCTCTGGGTCGTATTCAAGCTATCAGGCTAATTTACAATCCCCGCAATACTACTTTACCAACCACGGCATTGTGGTCTGGAACGGCTCGCAGGTGGCTAATGTGAGTGCTGGCGCGACAAGCGCCACGGCTGGCGGCTACACATATCAGCGAGGCTCGCTTTACACGACTATCTCCGGCAAATATTCATCTACGTCCTATTACTACGTTCGCCGTGGCACTGCGGCTGCCAGCATCAACACAGGAATACCAAGCAGCGGAACAATCTCAATGAACCAATTTTACGGAGGCCAAGGCTAATGTACACACTGTCACAAATTGACACATTGCCGGAGAGCTTTGACACCCTGTTTGCGCAGTCTCTGCCAAGCATGGAATCAGGCACATTTGATTGGACGTATTACGGAAGCCCCGCAGATAACGACGCTAAAAAGGAAGTCATAAGGGGGCAATATGAACAATTTTTACACTCAGATATCCCTGTGGTAAAAGTTCTTTTGTGGCAAAAAGATGGGCACCCAGTTCAAATAGCGGCCTGCAACATCGATCCAGTGGAAAACGATTACATTGTTTTCCAGTACGCCCTGTACGGTGCAGACGCTGGAGGCAGCAAAAGCTGGCTGCACGATTTAGCCTACGTCGAGGCTACAAGAGATTTTTTGCGTGACCAGCTAGGGATGCTTGGCTTTTTAATAAGGTGCAATCACAACAGTAGCCTCTTCAACTACCACATGAGCAAAGGCTTTGCGTCAAATATCTACGACGTGTCTTTGGCTGGCGTCGAGGATTTATCAGAATCGGGCGGTGCTACGACGGCAACCATCAAATACAGATACTTATAAGCCTTTGATTTAGATACAACTTTCAGTAGAATCGACAACAACCACTCTGCTACACCGCGTCCGCGACAGCACACAACCCTCTTGGAGCTTTATGGACTTTCGATATTTCAAAATCGAAGACTTTGCGTGCAGCGAGACCGGAGAGAACGAGATCCAATGGGACTTCGTGTCTGCTCTCGATGACCTACGCGGCGTGTGCGGATTCCCGTTCATAATCACATCGGGTTACCGCTCGCCGTCCCACAGCGCCGAGGCCCAGAAGACCTACCCTGGGCAGCACACCCATGGTATCGCCGCCGATATCAAGGTCACGGGCGGGGCGCAGCGGCACGCGATTGTGAGCAACGCCATCAAGCTCGGGTTCAAGGGCATCGGTGTAGCGAAGACGTTTGTTCACGTCGATAGGCGCGAAACAGACCCGATGATGTGGCAATACAGCTAGTGGATGTCGAACAGCGCCTGACGCGCTTCGAGGAGAAGCTGGACACGATCAATGACGCACTGGTCTCACTGGCCCGTATCGAGGAGCGCGTCACGACGATATTGAAACACAACGACAGGATTCACGAGCAGGTCAGGGAGCTAGACAGCCGGATTGATGAGCTTGAGTCACAGAGCGCGGTGCAGGAGTTCACACTTGGCAGGGGTGAAAGATTGTTTTGGATCGGTATGACGGTGTTTGCCGGTCTTTTAGCCAGCGGAGTGGCGGTATGAAATTACTAGGCGAATTGATCGGGCCGGTCACAGGACTGATCTCTGAGTTTGTTGAGGATAAGGATAAGTCTAAGGCTCTGGCGCACGAGATCGCCACGATGGCAGAGAAGCACGCCAACGACATAGCCAAGGCTCAGATAGAGGTCAACAAGGTTGAGGCGGCAAGCTCTAGCTTGTGGGTCAGCGGATGGAGACCGGCGGTGGGTTGGGTTTGCGTGATGGGCATGGCCGGTAACTTCATGGTCATCCCGTTCGCTAATTTCGTTTTAGCTTTGCTCGACATCGACGTGAACATTCCGCTTGTCCCGCTCGACACCATGATGCCTGTACTGATGGGCATGTTGGGGCTTGGCGCGATGCGCTCGTTTGAAAAGACAAAAGGAGTAAGCCGCTAATGGCATTGGAATCCAGCACATACATTAACGGCTTGGTGGTGACAAACCCCACAGGCTCCGACAACATCAGTCAGGGGGACGATCACATTCGCCTTCTGAAGACTACAATCAAGGCTACGTTCCCGAATGTCACTGGCGCGGTAAGCGGCAGTCACACAGCTATCAACAGCGCGGTGATCGCAGCCAACGACGCAACGAATGCCAACACAGCAAGCAAGCTCGTGAAGCGTGACGGCTCCGGTAATTTCACCGCCGGTACGATTACAGCCGCGTTGAGCGGAAACGCCACGACGGCCACTAGGCTGCAAACTGCCAGAAACATCGGCGGCGTCTCTTTTAACGGCACCTCCAGTATTAACTTGCCCGGCGTAAACACCTCTGGCAACCAGAGCACATCGGGGAACGCGGCAACCGCTACTCGACTTGCGACATCCAGAAACATCGGCGGCGTTTCCTTTAACGGCACTGCCAACATCAACCTCCCCGGCGTAAACACCGCTGGCAATCAGAGCACATCGGGAAACGCGGCAACCGCAAGCCGGTGGGCCGCCGCCAGATCAATAACATTAACTGGCGGCGTTAGCGGGACAACAACCATTCGCGGAGACGCTAACGTATCCATCAGCGCAACAGTCGCAGATGACAGCCACAACCACGTCATTTCTAACGTAGACGGCCTTCAAGCCGCGTTAAACGCGAAGGTTGATGACTCACAGGTTTTGACTAACGTGCCTGTTAACGCGGTATTCACCGACACCAACACGACCTACTCGGTTGGTGATGGTGGGTTAACGACTAAGAATTTCACGACTGCTTTAAAAAACAAACTAGACGGCATTGAGAGCGGAGCGAAAGGGGATCAGACAGCGACGGAGATACGGTCATTGCTGACCACCGTCGATGGCTCTGGATCTGGCATTGATGCTGACAAGGTTGATGGATACAACATCAGCCGCTCTGCAACTGGCAGCGATGCAAACACCATATACTTCAGGACGTAGCCTTGAGCATTTTCGTTGGCGGATCAGAAATAACCGAGATCAAGATCGGATCAACCACGATCAACGAGGTCTATGTCGGCAGCACGTTGGTGTGGTCAGCGGGAGATGCGGTTACCTTGTCGCTGACTCAGGGAGTCGCAGGCGGCGGTATTGTTGGATACGGCCCAGGGTACGGCAGCATCAACCCAAGCACTTTTAAGGATGTGGCGTTTTTTCAAATCGCTTATTTCACATTCACTAGTAAAAACGGAAATGTCACTCGCTCCTTTTTTCTACAGTTCCCAGGCAACAGGGCGCAAAACTTTTTCACCTCGATCAGCGAATCTAGCTTAGGAACCCTAACTTCTTCATCAGCAGCGAGGAACTATGACTCCGCCAACAACAGGACAACATTTCAGTGGAGTCTTTTTAGCTCGCCTTCCAACTGGGACGGCTCGGGTGTTCTCACGGTGGATGTAGCGTAATGACGTACATACCACTAAGAAAAATTGGCGCAGGCGGAATCGTCACAGATCAAGATCCATACGATCTGGAGCTTACGCAGTTCCCCGATGGCAACAACGTCACATTCCACAGCGGACGCATCGGCAAGGCGCTAGGGCACAGCGCCCGAGAGTCTTTGAGTTTCTCACCTACCGCCGTGCAGGGATGGCTTTATGGCGGAAATAACACGTTGGTCATCGGAAGCCTCAACAAACTGTATAGGTTTGATGGGACAACCGTGACCAATGTGACCAAGACATCGGACTCTACTAACTACAGCAACTCGCCTAGGTGGCAAGGCGCTCAACTTGGTACGGCGATGATGATGAACAACGGCGCGCAGGCACCGCAGTACATGTTGCCGTCAGGCACTCGATTTGCTGACCTGCCCTCTTGGCCCAGCGGCTTGGTCACGCAGTGTCTGAAGCCCTTCAACAGCTTCTTGGTTATGACAGGATACGTTGAAGGCACTAACGTAAGGCCGTTCACCGTCCGCTGGTCTGACGAATATGACCCATCGGGCATACCCGGCTCCTACGACATCACAAGCACAACCAACTTGTCAGGCGAGACAACGCTAGGCGGCTCCAATGGCGAACTTATTGATCAACTGACGCTCAACAACTCGAACATCATCTACGCCGAGCGCGGCGTGTTCGCAATGGACTTTATCGGGTTCCCACTGGTGTTCAGCTTCCGCGAGGTCTTCAGCGATGACGGCATCATCAACAGAGGCGCTGTGGCATCAATCCCTAACGGTCACGTTGTGGTTGGTCAGAACGACATCTACCTGCACGATGGATCACAGAAGCGCAGCATCGTGGACAACAAAGTGCGTCGAACCTTCTTCAACGACCTAGCCGATACGCGATCAGTTTTCTGTCAGACGATACCAGACACAACAGAGGTCTGGGTGTGCTACGCCGACGATGACGCCGCAGACTCGCAGTCTGCAAACCGCGCACTGGTCTACAACTGGACGCAGGACGCCTTCACGTTCATCGACCTGCCGAACACTAGGGCGTTGACGGTTGCTGATCGCATGGACACAAGCGGCAACTACACCAACTCGACTGCCTCTTGGAACACGTCAACCGACTACTGGTCAAACGTGTCGCTCGGCACGCAGGCAAACAACATCAAGGTCTTCGCAGCCGACTCGGTTGACAACACGATCCGCATGATGAACGACACTACTGGTCTGTCCGGCTCCCCCATGCCTGCATACCTAGAGGCTACAAAAATCGATCTCGATCAGGTGCTGGGTCAGTCAACACGCAACATAAAACAGCTTAACGGGATTATGCCGCAGATCGAGGGCACTGGAACCGTGCGAGTTCAGGTCGGTATCTCCGACGCGCCTCAGGACGGTATCCGCTGGCAAGTCGATAAGACCTTCAATGTCGAGTCGGATCATAAAATCGACTTTCGCACATCTGGCAGGTACTTCGCGCTGCGAATCGAGTCCAACTCAGCGTCCGACTACTGGCGTCTGACCGGACTCGACATTGACGTTCAGGAGGTTGCTGGCCGGTGAGCTACATCCCTTCAAGCACAGCCGCCGATACGGCGGTGGGCCTGCGTAGCTGGCTGGTGCAGGAGCTAAACAGAATCGCCAACGGATTCACCGTTGCGGGGCAAACAACAACGCTGCCATTGCTGACCGTGGAGCCATCGAAGCCAGAGATTGGTCAGGTGGTGTTCGCAGACGGCACGGCTTGGAACCCTGGGAGCGGCAGGGGTTTGTACTACTACGACGCTGGCTGGCAGCACATAGCATAGGAAAAGAAAATGGGTTTATTTTCATTCGGAAGCAGCAAATCAAAAAGCAAATCTAACAGTTCCTCGAACACATACGTTGATCCGACTCAACAGCCGTTTCGTCGAGATCTTATGCAGCAGGCGCAGCAACTTAGCAATCAAGGTATGCCCGTTGAGGGTGTTGCGGGTATCAATCCCAACCTCGCAGGCGCACTGCAAAATCAGTACATGGGCGGCAACATGCAGGCCGGTGCTGGCGCGGGTCTCATGGGGTCTGGCTCTGCTCTGGCTGGCGGGTCTGCGTCGGCCTTGGGTTTTGCAAATCGAGCAATGGGCGGTCAGGTTGATATGCCGCAAATGAGATCTCAAGGCCCGATGAGCCTTATGGAACGAATAGAACTAGCGCGGACGCAAGATCCGGGTGGCATGATGCAACACACCGGGATGTTCGGTGGCGGGTCTATCGTAATGGGGTCAAACGGTAGGCCGCAGATGCAATCTCAAGGCCCAGAGAGCCTGATGGGTAACTACCAAGAAATGGAAAAGCCAGCGCTTTCCAACGGAAGGACTCAACCGCGCTTTCAACCTGCCGCTGGCCCTATTGGCACGGCATTCGGTGCGGGTAACCGATACGCCGGAGGCGTTGCAGGAGGAGGCATAGCCCAAGGATCTGGCGTGAACTCTGACATGGCTAACGAGATGGCAGGAAACGCCGTCAACGCGAACGCCGCTGTTAATCGAGGCGCAGACGTAGGCTCTGCTGGACGCTACGGCGATCAGGCGATGATCGGTACAGCCGCACAGGGCCAAGGGCCAAACCTTGGTATGGCCTCGCAGATTGGAGGTATGGCAGGCCAATCGGCTGGCACACAGAACCAAGGTTTCAATCAGAACAACCTCAGCAACTACATCAACAACGATGTTTTGCAGGGTCAGATTAACGCGGCAACTAGAGACATATCACGCAATCTCAATGAGAACCAGCTAACCGCCAGCGCGTCTAACGCGGCTGCATCCGGTAACAGCGGCTCAAGCAGGCGCGCAGTGATGGACGCCATTGCCACCCGTGGCGCTAACGACAGATCTGCGGACGTGTCTTCGCAGATGCGTGGGCAGGCGTATAATCAAGCTGTTGGAATCGAAGCAGGCAGAGCGCAGCAGAACGCGCAGATGGGTCAGCAGAATCAGCAGTTCAACACCGGCCAATCTAACAACATGTTGTCTCAAGGCATCAACACCGCTACGGGCGTAGACGCCATGAACACCGGCTATCGCCAGCAGCAGGGTATGGCGAACCAGAATGCGTTTAACCAGATGACGGGGCAAGGCTTTGGCATTGATGCGGCAACGGCTAGTCAAAACGCTGGCTTCGGTCAGCAGGCGAACATGTACAACGCGCAGGCCGGTAACGCCTTGCTGGGTCAAGGCTACGGCATTGGTGCATCGCAGCTTGAATCTAACTTGGCTCGGCAGCAGCAAGGCAATCAGTTCAACGCTGGACAGTTCAATCAAGCAAGGCAGTTCGGTGCGGGTATCGGTCAGAACGCATTTAACACCAACCAGCAAAACCAGCAGTTTGGTGCCAGCTTGGCCGCACGGCTTGGGGCGCAGGGAACAAGCGACATGCGAGCCGGTGCCAGCATGTACAACACAGGCGTGGGACAACAACTTGCAAGTGGGCAGTACGGCAGGGACTTTGAGCAGCAGCTACTAAACCAGCAGTTCCGTCAAGGCATGGCACCGTACAACTCTCTTAACTTCTACAACCAGATCGTTGGAGCGCCTAACAACTTGTCCAGTGCCAACTCAAGCAGCACCGGAAGTTCTAAGAGCCGAAACTTCGGATTCGCATTGGGATAAGGAAAAGTAATGAAATTATTCAGTTACATAGCCGACAGCTTTACCAACAGTGGCGCGTTAGATCTTGTGTCCTCTAAAGACAAAGAGACCCTAGCTAACACAGCGTTCTTGAACGAGACCAAGCCCATAACGCAAGCGTTCACTCCGCAGGCGAACAACTTGGTAGCGCAGGATTTTGCACAGCAAACCATGACTGCTCTGCCTCGCCAAACGACAATGGTCGCGCCGGAAGGGGGTGTTGGCGAGCCAACGCAACAACTCGGCCCTCAAACATACAGTGATCCAGCGGCTGCAACCCGTCGATACTACGACAGGTTGGCTGACCAAGAGCGTGCTAGAGAGACAGCAAGAGCGCAGGAACAGTTAAGTGATCCTATGTTTCGCTTTAGAGACACCATGACCGATGTGGCGAGAAACACAGTCGGTTTACCTTTCCACATACTGTCCGGCGGTGAGGCATTTAGCAACGACCCTAGCCGCGAAGCGCAGTCACGCCATGAGCAGCGTCTAAAAGAGCTTGATGCTTTGAATGGGGAGAACGCTAGGCTGTATGACGCTGCGAAGGATGGTCGGTTTGCTGCTTTAGAGAAAATGTCAAATGACCGTTCTACAGCTTTTACTAATCGTTTGAACGCAAGAACAAGCTCAGGTAATTCAGTAAGAGAGCAGATTCTCGCTGGCGTAGCTAAAGTTAATTCAAGGGATTATACGCCAGAGTCTTATCAAACTTGGTATCGCTCAGTTCAAGATGCCCTCAACACAAACGACCCCTCAAAAGTAAAATTTGACGCATTAGCGTTCACTCCCGAGTACACGGCAATTGCTAACGCGCTTGGTGGCAGCGACATCTTCGACATGGGGAAAGGTGGCTCTTCAACTCGCGAGGGAACAGTAGAAAACATTGATCGAGACTCCCCAAAAGGCCAGTTAATGACGCTGCGCTCCAGCTTTATGAATGACCAGTCCACTTATTTTGGTGAGCGGAGAAGCTATAAGAGCAAGATATCCGAATGGAATAACAAAGCCAGTGAGATGTCGGATCTTATCAGTCGCGCCAGAGACTCAATGGCTAAAGGTGGCGCTGGTTTAACAGGCAACGCTTTCAAAGATATGTGGTTTACAGAAGGTAGGAGGCTAAAAAACACGCTGCAAGTGATGAAAAACCGAATCGGTTTTGACACGTTGCAAGCAATGCGGACTGACCCAGACAACAAGACAGGTGGAGCGTTGGGTCAAGTGGCTGTTCAAGAGCTTGATGCCTTGCAGAACTCTATTGACGCACTTGACCAAGCGACAACGCAGGAAGAGTTAAACATAGCTCTTGATAACGTGGAAAGACACTACATGCGTTTAGGTGACAAGTTAGAAGGCACGATGTTTGAAATGGATAAGCTGTACGGATCGGGATACAACAACGCAGTTGAATTTGGTCAGTATATGCTTGAGGGAGACGGAACCCTTAATTCTTTCTTTAAGCAACAGCCTTTAACGCCCTACCCAGAAGGCGTTCCTACACGAGATGTTAGTGAGGACGCGCTGTCGCCTGAAGAGATAAACCAAATGTTTAACGGGCAAGGGCAAGGGCAAGGGCAAGGGCAAGGGCAAGGGCAAGGGCAAGGGCAGAACAACAACAACTTGCAGCAGGGATTTAACTACTGATGGGCAAATATGTAGCAAAGAACGGCAAGGTGTTTGAGTTCGATTCCAACTTCTTAATGTCTAAAGACCAAGCCTTCAAAGACATGGCTGCTGCCAGGTTTGAAGAGATGTCGCTTAACGATGGCAGAGCTACGCCGATGGAGGTGCAAGGCTTTGACCCCGCAACGGCCACGCCTAACGCGGCTGTGGGTGCGTTGATGAAGTTTGGTAACGCTGCGTCGTTGAACTCTTCAGACGAGATAGGATCTGCCTTAAACGCTGCGTTCACCTCTGGTGGTGACTTCATGTCACGTTACAACCAGAACCAGAAAGATTTCGCAGAGCAGATGCAACTGTATGAAAACGCAAACCAAAAAATGGCTCCTCTTGCTGAAGTAGGTGGCGCGTTAGCTAGTGCAGTGCCTTTAGGTCTTGCTGGCGCTGCGAAGCTGGGGGCAAAAGGTTTTTCGCAAACTGGGTTAGGAGCAGGACTAATAGCCGCAGGTGAAGGTGCTTTCGCTGGTTTCATGGGCGGCGACACGCTTGAAGACAGAGCAGGTGACGCTGCTATCGGCGCGGGACTAGGGTTCGTAGCAGGTACTGCGGGAGCCAAGTTGCTAGAAGAGACCTTCCGAGTCTTGGGCGGTGGCGTTGAGCTTGCCAAACGTAAGCTAAAAGACACACCGCAAGACGAAGTGCGAAGGGCGATAGCAAAAGCCGCTAAGGCTGACGGCCTCGACGCAGATGAAGCGTTGAAGATGCTTGACGATCTTGGCCCTAACGCCACATTGATGGACTTAGGAGCTAACTTTCAATCAGAGGCTTTTAGAGCCAAAGCGGGTTTCGGGGAAGGCAAAGCCAAGATAGGTGGTTTTCTTGACGAGCGTCAAGCCGGTGCTAGAGCGAGGGTGTTGTCTGCGGCAGAAGAGTCCGTTGGAGAAAAAGCTGGTCGTTTAAGCACCACTACAGCACAACTTGAAGAGGAAATGAGTACACAAGCAGCGCCTTTCTACCAAATGGCATACGACACGCCGTTCTATATGGATGACCACAAAGGGTTAAAGAGTTTTTTAGAGCGTCACCCTTCCGTTGCAAAAGCATATAGGCAAGCAAAGTTAACTGTAAAAGATGAGTTAGGCCCAGAGAGCCTGTCGCCCGTCATGCGCTTAGACCACACAGGACGCAACCTTTTTGACATGGCATTAAAGGCTGAACGTGGCTCTAACAGCCGCCGTCAGAAACAGGCTTTGCGACGAGAGCTAAACGGTTTGTTAGAAGAAGCTGTTCCTGATCTTGCAGCGGCTAGGCAGATATGGGGTAAAGGTGCAGAGCAGAAGAAGGCTGGAGAACTGGGTCAAGACATATTCAAAACCAAGCCACGGCAAATTGCAGATGATTTAGAGTTTATGACCGAGCCAGAAAAAGTCTTTTACCGCCGTGGCGCGTTAGAAGCTATTGAAGACAAGCTGGATTTGATTGGTCGTAACCGAGACGCAAGCTCTGCTGTAGATGCCTACGGCAGTGATGCAGCCAAAAAACGAATAACGGCTGCATTTGACAACCCGGGGCCGTTGTTAAAACAAATGAAAGCAGAACATGAAATGGCTAAAACCAGAAACGAAGTGTCTGGGAACAGTAAAACAACAGAGCGAAACACTACGCTGGCTTCAATAGATAACGCCGTGGATATGACCCGCGTAGGAGCCGGTGTAGCTGGGGGAGGCAACCCCCTAACGCAAGCCGTTTCTGTATTGCAAGGCATAGGAAAAATTGCGGACCCAAAACTGAGTCAAGAAGCAGTAGTTCAAATGGCTGACGTAATGGTGAGTAACGGTCTGTCGCGCCAGCAGCTTCAAGACATGATGTCTAACGAAGAAGTCATAAAAGCACTTGGGCCTTTGCGTCCGGTTTTTGAAGAGCGTGTTCTAGGCGCAATGTCAGGTGCGGTGAAAGGCGTAACAAGAGGTCTACAAGGTGTGTCACAAGGCGCATTAGCGGAGTAAGTAATGGGATTATTAAGCAGTGTGATGGGCCGAGTGTCTGACGCCTTTGGAGGTTTAGGCGGTGGGCAGGCAGGTAGTACAGCAAACATGCTAAGTGACTTGGATAAAAAGTACGGCACTAGCGTGTTGGGTTTAATGAACAACCCCTCGACGGTTACGCCTACTGGCATGGTTGATAGCGCGACGATGCTGAAGCAAGTGAATCAAGCGGCTGGTGTGCAGGACTCATCCAACATGTTGTCCGGCGGTCTTCCTTCACTGGCTACACCTCAGTTGCCATCGTTGACAGATATAGACCCTCGAAAAGCAATGGACAAAGGCTCGTTAGAAGAGGAGCCGCAACCCGCCTATAGCGACATGGCAGCGGCCATGCTGGAAGACTATAAACGACTCAACCCGCCTGATGGTGCAGTCATGACTGATTTTGACAGAGACATGAACACGATCCGTAGCGGGATGCTCGACTCTAGGGTTGTTAGATAGTCGCAATGATCCTCGAAGCAGTAGCAGCGGTTACGGCGGCGTGCAAAACGCTAGAGATGGCGGCTGGCGCGGCCAACAACATCGAGTCCCTTGGTGCTTTTATAGGCCGCATGGGCGCTGCCGAGTTCGATCTGCAAAAAGCCAAGAACTCTACCCGAACCATGAGCGAGGCCGAGGCCGCCAAGGCCGTTATGGCAGAGGAGATGGTTCGTCAGTCACGTCAGAGGATGAAGGATTTATTCTTGTCCCTGAACCGAACTGACCTCTGGGATGATATGCAGCAGAAGATGGCTGAGGCGAGAAAGAACCGTCAGGAAGAGGTCAAGAGACAAGAAGCTCTGGCCCGAAAAAAGAAAAAGCAACTGATCGAGATATTAATAGCCATCGCCATTTGCCTTGGGTTAGTCCCGTTGGCTGTTGGATTGGTGCTTTGGTGGGCAACAAGCTAGGAGGACACATGCCAACACCGCGCAAAGGAAAAGCGAAAGTCAAAGTGACAGCTTCTGGAAAGAAGGTGTCATACGGTCAAGCCGGTAAGGCTAAAGGGGGCGGCTCCAGAGTAAAGCCTGGGACTAGCAAAGGCGACTCTTATTGCGCCCGGAGCCTTGGAATCAAGAAGCGCCTGCCAAAGAAAAAAGCAAACGATCCGAACACACCTAACAACCTGTCACGCAAACGCTGGAAGTGCTCTGGCGCAAAATCACGGAGAAAGTAATGCCTGCAAAGCGAAAGGGACTTTATGCTAACATCGCTGCCAAGAAGAAAAGGATAGCCGCCGGATCTAAAGAAAAGATGCGGAAAAAAGGCAGTAAAGGAGCGCCTTCAGATTCTGACTTCAAGGCCGCTGCTAAGACGGCAAAGAAGAAAAAATCAAAAAAATGAACCAAAAACGAACCAATCGGCTCTAAGTCATTGATTTGTAAGACCTATCATTTTATCCATCATCCCCCGTAATACTTAATAGTTGTTAATAATCAATAACTTAACCTAACGTATGCACTGTACCAATGGGTCAATTTTCCTTGTCAATTAACGATTGACCCTATAGAGTAATACTCATCATGTACCAAAAGGTGTACCAATATGGGTAGCATTACGAAGCACGGAAAGGGCTATAGGGTTCTTATCCGCAAGGCTGGAATAGATACAATTTCTGAAAGCGGGTTTGCCACAAAGTCTGAGGCTGATGCGAGAATGAAAGAGATTGAAACCAAGTTGAGCAAAGGCACTTGGTTCGAGGACACGTCAAACCTTGGCGTGCTGATAACCAACTACTTAGAAGATTACGGCCCGTTTCGCAGAGACAAGGTTGGACACCTCAAAGGTGTAAAGGCCGAACTGGGCAACTTCAACCTAAACGAGCTAACTTCTCCGGTCATAATCAAGTTTGCGCGAAAGCGTGGCGAGAAGGTTCACCCCAGCACCGTGCAAAAAGACATGCTGTATCTCGGCAGTGTTTTGAAAGCAGCGGAAGCAGCCTACGATTGCACACCTAAACTGGACGAGTTTAGAAAGGCTTCGCACTTTCTTAGATCAATGCGGATCGTGTCAGAGTCTGATGAGCGAGAAGTCAGAGTGACCGACGCAGAGATTGACCGCGTCATTGACAGCGCCAGCACTAAGATGCCATTTAGAGATATTGTTAAGTTTGCGGTTCTGTCAGCCATGCGCCGAGGCGAGATACTTGAGATGACTTGGGACGAGCTAGGCGAAGATGGTAGGACGATAGGTTTGTGGCGGAAATGCCCAAGAAAAGGAAAGAGGTATGTGCGCGTACCTCTGCAAGAGGAAGCAGCTAAGATCGTCCAAAGGCAAGATAGAACCAGTGCCAGGATATTTCCATACAGGGATGAGACTCTCAGCAACCGATGGAGGGATGCTGCCAAGAAAGCCGGTCTACAAGTTCGCTTTCACGATTTGCGCCATGAAGGCATCAGTCGTTTGTTCGAGCTTGGCTATGACATCATGCGCGTGCAGCTTTTCTCTGGTCATAGAGATCTAAACATGCTGAAAAGATATACGCACCTTAACGCTGACAAAGTGGTAGCGGCTATGGATGCTGAGTCGAACAGTGCTCTAGCAGTCTAGCTAAGTACCATTGCGCCTTCTCAAGATCCTGCACCGTTTGGCCCTTGTGCCTAAAGCGGTGCATGTACTTTTTGACATTGCCTTCAAGGTAGAAAGAATACCCCTCACCCAAGTTGTCCTTTAAGTAGTCGATACATTCGATCTCCCCGTGGTTGTAGTGGGGGGGTCGATTGACCATGTCTTGTTTTGCGTTTTCCCATTCAGTCATAGAGTCCGCCATAGATAACTCGGTTAAATGTTGTTCAAACAACATTATGTTGTAATGTTTTCAAGACCTTCAAGCCGACGCGCCTTAAAAAAAGCCTCAACAACTACTTTGTCAGCGACTCGCTGTTTCCCTAGCCGGTAGGTAGGTACAGGGAAGTCAGCGCGTGAGATTGAATTCATCAACGCGCCTTTGCTGATGCCGAACAGATCAGCTAGTTCGACGGATGTAAGGTATGGTTTATCCATTATCACTCCAAATAAAACGGTATTTTGGTGTCGCCAACAAGATACTTTCTTTTCGACGGGCTAGTTATCTCTAACACAGACATGTTTCCTTTCTTTTTGGACTGCGACTCCCACGTTTCAGAGTCAACAATAAGAAAGTCGAACGACAGGCTGCTGGTTTTTGTCTTTACTGCAACGATAGAATCACTCGAAGAAAGACTGCTAGACGGAAAACGAACTAACATGCTCTCTTCGACGGACTCCGTGGCGCGCACCGTGTATTGGTTTTGCGATCCTCCGTGGATAGAAACGATATCTACATCACTGTCGCGCTGTTCAAACGCTGCACTGTGGCCTTGCTCTATTAGAAACGCCATGAAGGCATAGACGGCTGCGTCCTGCCGTTGCGCGGCCACTTTTTTAACTTCTATTTCACCGTGCTCTGTGCCCATCATCAGCCACAGGTAGTCCACACCGAGTAACTTTGCTAACTTTTTAGCAGTAGGGGGTTTTGGCTTGCTCTCTCCGTAAAACCATTTTCTAACCGCTTCTTGGCTAACCCCAACATTCTGCGCTAAGAAAGTTTGTTGGCCTCTGTTGAACGGTGGGATGTCTGGATTGTCTAAACACGCTTTTGCAAATCTATCTTTGAACTCTTTCAAAACACTTCCCTTTTCGTAACTTTCGTTAACATTTAGTAGTGCTACACCGTATCATAGTTATTATATGATCTGTCAACTGTTTGTTGTCGATTCCTGAATGCGTTGACAACCGTAAACAAAACGTTTTGATCTGTTTCTTTGTTTTCTAAGACGTTCTTAACTGTCCAATCTGCGCCCGTGTTCGCCAGCAAATGTATGACGCGAACCGGCTTCTTTTGACCTTGCCGATGGAGGCGCGCATTAAACTGCTGGTAGAGTTCTAGCGACCACGAAAGACCGAACCAGACGATGAGCGACCCCCCGTGTTGTAAGTTGAGGCCGTGCCCCGCACTCGCAGGGTGCGCAAGCATCAACGGAACGCCCCCCTGGTTCCATTTATCAATTAACTGCGTGTCCTTCCCTAAGACCTTTGCGCCTTTAATAGCTTTGCAGATCCTCTCAGCGTCGGATTTGAAGTTGTAAGCAACAAGCACAGGCTCGTTTGACGCTTCAACAATTTCTTTAAGCGCCTCTATCTTTGCGTCGTGCAAGACAGAGTACCCGTCCTCTGTGTAGATGGAGCCTGATGAAACCTGTAACAGCTTGTTTATTTTGACCGCAGCGTTTGCTGCCAAGACTTCGCCATCATCAATCTCTATCAAAAAGTCTTTTTCCATCTGGTCATAGGCTTTCTTTGCTTTGGGCGGCAACTGCACCACTACGTTGCTATCTATGCGATCCGGTAGTTCTAAGTAGTCTTTTGCGGCCATGCGCAAAACCAAATCAGCAACTCGTCGTTGCAGAACCTCTTTCATATCCGCGCGCACTTCGTACTGGCTCCACTGCGGGTTGCCAACCTGTTTGCAAAAAGCATCTACAAAACGCCCTCTGGTGTCACCTAGCCTCTTACCTTGATCTAGAAGGTAAATTTGGGGCCACAGATCCATCAAGCTGTTGGGTGACGGTGTTCCGGTTAGCTGCACTAACCGTTTGATCTTTCCCGTCTTCACAACTTGTCGCAGTGCTTTCCAACGCTGACTGCTGTGGCTTTTGAAGCTGCTGCTCTCGTCTATAATTACGGCGTCGTAATGCCACCCGTGCCGCAAAGCGTTTACCAACCATTGCACGTTCTCCCTGTTAATGATGTGAATCTGAGCGGAGGAGTGCATTGCCTCCTCGCGTTGCTTGGCGCTAAGTCCTGCTAATACTGAAAACCGTAACGCTTTGAGGTGCGACCAGTTATTAATCTCTTGAGGCCATGTGTGTTGCGCAACACGAAGCGGTGCAATAACTAGAACTTTCTTGATTTTTCTTGATACAAGAAGATCGACGAAAGCGGTCAACGTGCTGATAGTCTTGCCCAAACCCATATCGACCCACAGGGCGCACATAGGATTGTCTTTGATAAATTGTGCTGCTCGCAGTTGGTACTGATGCAGATTGCTGTGGTCTAAAATAGTAATTTCCCCTGAGCTACGTTATCCACGACGTAAACATGGAAACCATGTTCTTTAAGTCTCTTGTGGATGGAGTGCTGATAAGCGGTGGGCTTCCTGCCTGGAGCCTTAAATTCGATCATCAAACACTCTCCGTCACGGAAATAAATCATGTCCGGCACGCCGCGCTGAGACGGAGATGTCCATTTGAAGGTCAGCCAACCTTGCGCTCTGGCATATTGGTTGACAGTCTGTTCGATGCGAGACTCTCTCATATATTGATTACTCACCATCTTGTTGTATTTGTTCCGACAAAACAGTCCAAGCAAGCGCGGCTGTCTGAGGCACTACGCCGTTGCCCAGAAGCCTAAGTCTGTCCACCCTGTGCTCAAGCCCATCAACCACTCGACCCACTGAGGGTTGAGCTTCCCAGTGGTGTTGGGTTGCTGCTCTACCGCGTAATCTAAACGATCTTTCGACCTGTCCTTCCCGTCCTTGCGTATTACTGTCGGGCCTGACCCCTTGTAGTCCGAGGCTGTCGGTGTGGGCCATAATGAAGACTCGCTTTCTCTGATGAGGCGCGCCGACTTCAACCGCGCTGAATACTCCCCACGTCGTTTTGTAACCAAGGCTTTCCAAGTCGCCAAGGACTTCTCTGAGTCCCAGGTTGATGTGTCCTTCGACGTTCTCGAAGAGGCATCGAACAGGTCTAATTGTTTCGACATGTCGTTTGATGTACGGCCAGAGGTGCCTGGGGTCTTCTGCACCTCTTCGCTTTCCAGCCGCACTGAACGGTTGGCAGGGATAACCGCCAGTGAGCACGTCAACGCGGTCTCGAAAGCATTGCGCTGGCAGGGTTTTAAGATCCGTCCACACAGGAGCCGGAACCAGTTTTCCCTTTTCCATCTTCGCAACCAAGTTGGCAACTGCGAAGGCTTCGATCTCCACATGAGCGATGACTCGATGCGCAAACCCGGCAAGCTCAAGTCCTCTCTCAATGCCGCCGTACCCAGTGCAGAGGCTGAGGACAGTTGGTAGTTGGTGGGTACTATCCACATTCTTACTTCCTATATCGTTCTGATTCGTAACCTTCAACGTCAGCGGGAAGACCCTTGGCCCATGAAGGTAGTTCGCACATTAAAGTGTTGAATTCGTCTAGCGATCCGAATCCTTTCGGAACGTCTGCGACAATCTCGTCATGCACTGTCAGCACAACGGGGTAGCCAGCGTTCTCTATGTTCAGCACTGACTGAGCTAACAAGTCTCTGGCAACAGCCTGTGTAATAGACTGCACAAGCGAACCGCCGTAGCTATCTATCTCGCCCCAGCGGTGGGTGTGGTTGTTGACGCCTTCATAAACCAGCTTCTCGCCGTATGCGCTGTCCGCCAATGAGGCTCTGGGGAATGAAAGTATTCGCTTCGATGGCAGTTTGAATAGAAGGTCGCCTTTAACAAACTTGAACGATCCACAGCGGGTATCTTGCTCAGTGCCATAACGCACCGCGTTCATCGCTGCGCGTTCAACTTCGTTCCACAGCTTCACTATCGGCTTGTTAGCTGCACGCCAATCGTCTCTGATTTTGATGGCGGTAGGCTCATCGACATCGGTGCCGTAGTTCTGTGCCATTTTTTGGAAGGCGCGGACACCACCCTGATAATTAAGTGCTAAACTGGCTACCTTGCCGAGAAATCGCTGATCTTTGTCCACGTCGCTGTACGCAATTCCGTACATCTCTGACGCTGTGACCTTGTACAGATCAAGGCCGTCACGAAACGACTGCAATACTGTGTCGTGACCGGCCAACCACGCAATCACACGCGCTTCGATGGCGCTGTAGTCGCTGACGATTAGCCTGTTACCTTCGCTGGCAATAAGCATTCCCCGCAAACAACTGGACAGTGCCTCCATCGGTTCGCATGGAAACAGTGAAGGGTCTCTGTGTTTGAAGAGATCAATAACCGCATCAACGTCATCGACTGTTGGGCGCGGTAAGTTCTGCGGCTGGAAGTGTCGGCCTGTCCATCTGCCCGTGGCAGCGCCGTGGTAGATCATGCTGCCATGCGCCCGTCCATCTCGGCCAAGGCAGGACAGCATAGCCTGGTACTTCTTCGTGCTGCTGCGTGACAACGCCTGTCTGATTTGCAGGAACCGCTCGACCTTCGGGGGGCAAGCACCTTCTAGCGCACAAACGACAGCAGCTTTGTCGTAGCTGTCCATCGACACACCTTGGCGATTGATCCAATCCAGAGCCTTGGCGCGGCTGCTGGTTGATGACATCTCGCCATTGGTTAGCTCAAACACTTCGGCGTTTAGCTTTTTCTCTACGTCCGCGATGATCGCCAACGCATGTTCAATGTTCTCTTTGTCTAAGCGCACACCTCGCCAGTTAATCCGCTGGTCGAGTTCCCATATTTGGCGCTCCGTCCCTCGCAGATCTCGCAGGCGTTTTCGTATCTCGCTTTCTGCAACCACGTCCTGCTCACAGTAGTCGTACAGTTCTTGAAGCAGTTCAGGATCTCTATTTCGCACGCTTGGCCCTTACTTTTTGTGGCTTGCACAGCCGCTGAATCAGCAGCTTGCCGCGTTTGTCTTTCGCTTGATCACCCTCCAGACCTAAGAACGTGCCGCAGTTGCCCAGCGCACGGGGGTAAGCCTGCACGGAGCTAAGGGCTGCGGTGTCGTTCCACTGCTCAAATGGTATGAGAGGCCACTTCAGAACTAGATTCCAAACGCACATCTCGAAAAAGCTGTTCCACGCCCAGATTTGAGCGCCTTTCTCTATGTAGCCAAAAAGCTCTACGGGTGGAGGGTCACCCCAAAGCCAAAGCTCTGGGGGTTCCTCGTTTACCTGCCACGCCAAGCAGATCACCTCAGTAGACGGGTGGTCGGCATATGCGTATGCGCCAGCGGAGCGAATGTCGCACTCGCTGTAAGTCTCAAAGTCGATTGAGATGATCACTCGAAAAACGAGTCCTCTGCTTCGGCAACAACGTCGGCAGCAGTTTCGTCTTCGATATCGTCAAGCAGATCAACAGCGTTACCGCCCCCGCCACCAAACCGCTCACCGTCTTTAACGAACTGGATCAAATCGAGGTTCGCGTTAACACGCTTTCCGTACTGGTTGTCCTGCACCCACAATCCGATAACCGCGTTGACGTAGCATCCGGAGTACGGCTTGTTGTCTAACTCAACCAATTCGCTTTTGTCGCGGTCAACAATTTGCGGTTTTCTGACTGTGCTTGCGCTTACAAACATCTGGCCCTCATACCCTTCATATGATTTTTCTTCGCCGTCGCCCAAACACCTCTTGATACCCTTGGGCGGTTTGCCATTGAAAAAATCCATCGCCATCTCTGACATTTTCTTTTCTAGGGCTTTGATCTGATCCCCCTGCGTGTCTTTATCCAACAAAAAGTTGCACGAGTATTTCAGCGGAGAACCTGGGTTAAACGCTTTTGGTTGCCAAATATCAGCAAATGACAAACGCACGTTTTTCAAGACAATTGTCTTATCCATACCTATTTACCTATTTAATCCAATTTATCTAGCAAGTCCGCCGGTTTACTGATCGCCTGCCTCTTATCTGATTCGGGCACCAGTGTCGGCTTACCTGCCGGTTTGACGATGAGCGCATTCACGTCATCGCATTTCGTTCCCAGCATTCCTATTGCTTGGGTTGGCGAAATTGGTTTGGCCGAATACACCGGCTCATTCGTTAATCGCTGCATCACTCGGATCGCTTCTTGATCGTCTGACCAGCGCCTGTTAGTTCTGGACTCAACTAGCTTGTAGCCGTCTATTTCTTGACCGTCTTGAGCCATTTCAGATGCGTGTGCCGCAATTTTGTCGCACCAAGATTTGATGAGGCCAAGCTCCGGCAGCAGTTTTGCTATCTGCTCAACCGTCAGTTTCTCTGGCTCTGGTGGTGTTATTGGTTCATCTATCGCGGCTTGCAGCAGTTTCATGTTGTGGTCTGCTAACGCAGCGCACGTTGGCGCGGCTTTGCAGTAGCGGCATTGGCTTTCGCCAGCGTTGAACTTGGGGTCATCGCCTAACGCCTCTTCAGCGGCAGGGACTAACACTTCCTGCCCCCACTTCAAGAGTTCTTTGTGCCGCATCGTGTGGGTGTCGATGGAACCCAGCCGTGGCTGCACGATTGTCATGTGAACGGTGTCGATTTGAGAGTCGAAGCCAAAGTCGTTAAAAACGCCCAAGGCGTAACATTTCAACTGGTCGCAATCTGCTTTTACCGGCACACGTCCAAACTTGAGATCGCACACCCACGCTTCGCCAGCCTTTATGGCGATATAGTCCGCCGTGCCCCAGCCGTCTTGCACCCAAAGGCTGTAATCGACTTTACGTTCAACGAGCGTAAATCCTTGTGGAAGGCTTCGACAGTGGTCGGTGTACACCTTAACCAGATTTGCCATCTCTTGGCCGACGCGAAACCCATTAAACTCGTTGCCAATGAACTCGTGAGGCTCTAAGCCGGTTCGCAGGCACTGCTCTGCGAGTTCGTGTGCGGCGGTGCCTTCTTCTGCTGCTTGACCTGAACTGTCAGGCATCCCACGGCTGGCTTGCACACTCGCAGGACATGCGATCCAACGGTGAGCAGAGCTTGCGCTAAGTTCAGCGTGAGCCGGTTCATCCAAATCTAAGTCGTATTGCTGCACTGCGCCCCCAAATAAACAACAAGATGTTGAAATAATGATTAGAGGTTGCAAAGCGTATTTGCCGTCGTTTATCTTGTCAACACGAAATCGCAACTAAAAGGAGATTTTGCGAAATGCGTTATCAAAGTGATCCAGATCGAAGAAAAGCTGTCGAGCAACTTGACCTTGCTTGCCACCTTCTGGCTAACGATTCCTTCAACAGACTCGCTGGAAGACTTGATGTCACCAAGCAAGCGATAAGCAAGTGGCGGACGAGCGGGGCTGTTCCTGCCTCCAGGGCTTGCCAGATTGAGTTGCTGACGAACGGCGAAGTTAAGTGGCAGTCGCTATGTCCTGACTTGGTAAAAACCACTGAAAACCTGACGCAAGAATGGCAGAAGGGGTGAGCATGAGCAGCTTATATAAAGGCTTGTCGGTGGTTTCCACGGTGTGCGAGGCATTCTTCTTGCTCATCTCGTCTTTGAGTGAGATGGCTGCGGATTCTTGCCGAGACTTCGCGGAGTTCTGCGACGAAAAAGCTAACAACGTGAACAGATAATCTAAGGGGGAGTTATGTTGGAAGAAGTAGGCGCACGGTTAATTGACCGTGGGTATCAAATCATCCCCATAAAGAGGGCCAAGAAATACCCGTGCATTGACGAATGGCAAAAAGCACAGGCCACGCATGACGATTTAAAACGGTGGACTGCCGAATGGCCGGACAGCGGTGTCGGTGTGCTATGCAAAAACACTATCGCCGTTGACGTAGACTGCCGGAACACAAGCATGGTCAAAAAGCTGGCTGCGTGGCTCGAAGAGAATGTCGGCATCGCCGCTGCGCGAATAGGCAACCAGCCAAAGATGCTGTTCGCTTATCGCGGAAATCCGCGCAAGAAGATTAAATCGTCTGAGTTTGAGTGCCAGGAAGGTAACAAGCACGCCGTCGAGGTGCTGGGTGACGGTCAGCAGTTTGTGGCTTTCGGCATACACCCCGACACGCAGAAGCCCTACCGATGGCTGAAGTCATACGCCAGCCTCGACAGTGTGAACCACGCGGAACTGCCGGAACTGACGGAAGACATGGCGCGTAAATTCGTCGCGTTCTTCGAGCGTAAAGCGCATGAGGCCGGTTGGCAGGAAAGCCGTAAAGGCAGCGACAGCAGTGCCAGTGAGTACGACGAACTGTTGGCACTGCGCCCCAAGTTCGAGGCTGACATGGACGATGTGCGAACCATGCTGGCCTCAGTCGATCCAGACACAGAGCATGACCAGTGGTTC